CAGCGAACTCCTATGCCCGCGCGGACATCCCGACACGCCTTCTTGACCTTTTGCGGGTCGAGCTGGACAACGTGCCAAAACTGTTCGCGCACCACGCACAGAGTCTTGCTGGAGCCTCACGGGCGGACGCTTCCATCCTAATTTCCTACCTTAACAACACAACCCGCGCCACCCACTCCGCAGTAGCATCAATCCACGTCAAAGATGCGGTGAGGTCCTATGACTTCAACATCAACGCATCCGTCATCGTGCCGAGCATGCAAGCGATTGCATCTCCACTAGTGCACGCCGGCTTTGTCCCAGCCGCCTCGAAAGCCAATTCTGAGCAATCCATCGAGGGACGTGTTTTGAAACTGCGTGCGGAGTCCAACATCCGACCACTCTCATCTTTCGAGTTTGAGTACGTCGCCGAGTTTTGCTCTCTGGTCATTCCAGACGCCCACTCAGCATACCCAGCCACGTACGAAGAGTGTTGGGACCGTCAGCAGAAACCACAACAGCGCCACCGCCTCGAGCAGGGCGCCCACGCCACTGACACCAAAGACAAGTCACGTCCGTTCCAGAAGAAGGAGGCATATTCGGAGGTCAAGGACCCCCGTAATATTACGCCGCTCTCGACTGACCTCCGGCTGCTGCTTAGCCGTTACGCTTACCCTCTCCAAGACGCGGTCAAAAACCACGCTTGGTATGGGTTCAAGACCCCTAAGGAGCAGTCGGAGCGCGTTGCCCGAGTCTGCGAGCAGGCGGCCCACGTCGTCCCCACCGACTTCAGTCGGTTCGACGGCCGCCTTAACGCAAACACGCGCATGGTCGAGGAAGCCATTCTTAGGCGATTCTTCTCACTCTCGTGCCATGATGAGCTTGAAGACGTCATTAAGCGCCGTCACCACGTCGACGCTGTGACTACAGAGGGGGTTAAGTACAACACCGGTGACAGCCGCATGTCAGGATCCCCCTTCACCTCTGTCATGAACACACTTGTCAATGCGTACATTGCGTTCCGCACGCTGAGGATGACTCGCGACCCGGAGACTGGCGAGTACTTGCCGGCCTCTGTGGCCTTCGCGCGCCTCGGCGTGTACGGCGGCGATGACGGCCTCACGGCGAACATCGCCCCAGATGACTTCCACCGGATCTCTGAGCGCTACGGACTCAAAGCGACGCTGACGTCGGTCACTCGCGGAGACCTTGGCGTCGAGTTCCTCTCCCGCCTGTACTCACGTGACGTGTGGAGCGGCCGCCTCGACAGCTGCTGCGACCTGCGTCGTCAACTGAGTAAGATCCACCTCACGGTCGGCCTTGGCAACACTGCCGCGGCAGACCGATGGCGTGAGAAGATGATGTCATTCCTCTGTTCTGACCTCAACACTCCCATCATCGGGGACTTGGTGAGAGCGACAGCGAGGGTCACCGGGTTCAGTTTGGACCCACACCGCGTGCCAGACGCGATCCGCAGGTTTATGGACCGCGGAGTTGACCTCGAACACCTCTACCCGAACAACAACGATGATGGCTTCATGGATGAGTTTCTTCGACGGGATCTCCCGGGATTCCAGACTGAAGCTCTCGCCAAGCACCTGTCAACCAGCACCACCATTCAAGCACTCCTCAGGTTCCCGCTCTGCGTCGAACCTGAGGACGCCCGCACCACGGGCCGCCCCGTTCTTGTGGACGGACATATTGTCCGTCCGGAGACCGGTGCGCGCCGCGACAAGCCAAAGACACCGCGCAGTAACAAGCGCAGTGCTGGAGGCAAGCCGCGTCGCAAGCCGGCCAAGGACGCGGGCGCGTAGAGAGACTTGGGGTTGTGGGGCGCCGCCTGGGAGGCGCCGGCGTTTCAACACTGAACTTTCCCACAACCCCTGATAAATGCCGAAGAATGCGAGTGCCAAGCGTGCCCAACGAGCCGCACAGCCAAAGCCAAAGCCGCGTAAGACTGTTAAGCCGACACGGCCTCAGAAGCAAACGGCGCCGCAGCCACGTGACAGGAACGAGTATCTTGAGTCACTACTCTCCCCGGACACCGTTTCCGGAGCGAAAGTCCCCGATGACTCAACAATCGAGTCCGCAACCCTCCAGACCAGGCACACCTACAACGTCGAAACCGATGCCCAGGGACGCGCCATGTTCGTCTTCGCCCCATCTTTTTGTAGCAACGGGGCCAAGGCGCTCAACCGCGCGTCCGCACTTCGCATCGGGATGGACGCTAGTGGAAACCTAGGGTTGATGGACGACTCGTC